AAAGAAATCGTAATGGACAAACAAAATCTGGTTTATATTCTTTGTTTATCCCAATGGAATGGAACTACGAAGGATTTATTGACAGATATGGTATTCCAGTATTTGACACTCCAGACTATGATGCAATCGGACCAAATGGTGAATTAATAGATATCGGAATTATAGAACATTGGCAAAACGAAGTCGATGGTCTTAAAAGTGATCACGATAGTTTAAACGAGTTTTATAGACAATTTCCTAAAACTACAGAACATGCTTTCAGAGATGAAGCAAAAGGTAGTATCTTCAATCTAGTTAAGATATATGAACAGATAGATTATAACGAAGAAATGTCTAGAACATTAGGAATTTCAACTGGCAATTTTCAATGGGTGAATGGTATAAAAGATACGCAAGTGATTTTTTATCCAGATCAACAAGGTAGATTTAAAATAAGTTGGACACCGCCAACTCATTTACAAAATAAAGTATATTTAAAAAACGGTATAAAATACCCAAGTAACGAACATATGGGGGCTTTTGGTTGTGACAGTTACGATATATCAGGAACAGTAGATGGGCAAGGGTCTAAAGGAGCTTTGCACGGATTAACAAAATTTTCAATGGAAGACACTCCAGCAAATAGTTTCTTTTTAGAATATTTAGCTAGACCGCCTACAGCCGAAATGTTTTTTGAAGATATGTTAATGGCTATTGTTTTTTATGGAATGCCAATATTATGCGAAAATAATAAACCTAGATTACTTTATTATTTAAGAAGAAGGGGTTATAGGGGTTTTAGTATGAATAGACCTGATAAAGTTTGGAATAAATTATCTGTTACAGAGAAAGAAGTTGGAGGAATACCTAATTCTAGTGAAGACATAAAACAAGCGCACGCAGCCGCTATAGAAATGTATATACAAAGTCACGTTGGTATAAAACAAGATGGTACGTTTGGAGATTTATATTTTAATAGAACATTACTCGATTGGACTAGATTTGATATAAATAAGCGTACAAAGTTTGACGCAACAATTAGTTCAGGTTTAGCAATTATGGCAAATAATAAACATTTATATACTCCTAATGCAAATATCCAAAAACCAAAAGTAAATATAAATATTGCTAAATATAACCAAAAAGGCGATATAAGTAGAATAATTAAAAATTAAATATGGCTGAATCAGTTATAAATAGACATTTTCCTAGTCAAGTTGTTAGTGATTTAGAAAAAATGAGTTTTGATTTCGGATTAAAAGTCGCAAAAGCAATTCAACATGAATGGTGGAATAAATCTTATAGTGATGGAAATAATAGATTTCGTAGTGGTAATACAAGATTTCATAATTTAAGATTATACTCTAGAGGCGAACAACCAATTCAAAAATATAAGGATGAGTTATCTATTAATGGTGATTTGTCCTATCTTAATTTAGATTGGACACCTGTTCCTATTATTCCTAAATTTGTAGATATTGTAGTTAACGGTATAGCTGAAAGATTATATGACATAAAAGCATATTCACAAGATCCTTTTGGAGTTAATAAAAGAACTAAGTATATGCGAGCTATTGAGAAAGATATGCAACTCAATGAATTCAATGATTTTGTAAATGAGAATTTTGGAATAGAAACACGCGAGAGTAATTACAAACAAGAATTACCTGGAACGGAAGAAGAACTAGCTTTACATATGCAACTTAGTTACAAGCAAAATGTTGAATTAGCAGAAGAACAAGCGATTAACATGTTGATGCGAGGTAATAATTATGAATTAATTAAAAAGAGATTTTATCAAGATCTAGTTGTATGTGGTATAGGCGCTGTGAAAACGACGTTTAACACATCTGAAGGAGTTGTTATAGATTATGTAGATCCAGCTGATTTAGTTTATTCTTATACAGAATCACCATATTTTGATGATATTTATTATGTTGGAGAGGTAAAAACAATACCTATAAATGAATTAAAAAAACAGTTCCCATATTTAAATCATGAAGATCTAAAAGAAATAACTAATAGTAGTACCGGTACCTTTAGTAATTATTATGGTAACTCTCCTACAAATTCAGATGATAACAAAGTCGATATTCTTTATTTTAATTACAAAACCTATATGAATGAGGTTTTTAAAATAAAAGAAACTATTACCGGTGGAGAAAAAGTTATCATGAAAGATGACTCTTTTAATCCTCCAAAAAGTTTAAAAGGAACTTATGAAAAAGTTGCTAAATCTATTGAATGTATATATGAAGGCGCCTATATATTAGGTACAGATAAATTAATTAAGTGGGAGAGAGCAGATAATATGATGCGATCCAAGAGTGATTACACTAAGGTTAAAATGAATTATTCTATATGTGCTCCTAGAATGTATGAAGGTAGAATAGATTCACTAGTTAAAAGAATAACTGGTTTTGCTGACATGATTCAACTTACTCATTTAAAGTTGCAACAGGTTTTATCAAGAATGGTTCCAGATGGAATATTTATAGACGTAGATGGATTAGCTGAAGTTGATTTAGGCAATGGAACTAATTACAATCCACAAGAAGCTTTAAATATGTTTTTCCAAACTGGTAGTATCGTAGGAAGATCTATGACTCAAGATGGTGATGGTAATGCAGCTAAAATACCTATTCAAGAACTATCGAATGGACAAGGTGTTGGAAGTAAAATGCAAAGTTTAATAGGTGCATATAATTATTATTTACAGATGATAAGAGATGCCACTGGACTTAACGAAGCTAGAGACGCTTCAACACCTGATCCAAAATCTCTTGTTGGTATACAAAAAATGGCCGCAGCAAATTCAAATACAGCAACTAGACACATATTACAAGCTGGTATGTTTTTAACAACAGAAGTTGCAGAAGCGCTATCGCTTAGAATATCTGATATTATAGAATATTCCCCTACTAAAGAAGCTTTTATACAGCAAATAGGAGCACATAATGTAGCTACATTACAAGAAATGACAGAATTACATCTTTATGATTTTGGTATATTTTTAGAATTAGAACCAGATGAAGAAGAAAAACAAATGTTAGAAAATAACGTGATGGCAGCGTTACAACAACAAAGTATTGAACTTGAAGATGCTATTGATTTAAGAATGATTAAAAATGTTAAGTTAGCTAACAAGCTTTTAAAGGTACGTAGGATAAAGAAGCGTGAAGAAGATCATGCAAAAAAAGTAGAACTCACAGCTGCACAAGGTAAAGCACAAGCCGACGCTTCAAGGGCTGCTACTCAATCTGAGATTAAAAAAAATAAAGCCATGCTTGAAACACAAATGAAATTAGAAGCTCTTAAAACAGATGGTAAATCTCAAATACTAGCACAAGAGGCTAGTATAATACAAAAGCTAATGGAGCAAGAATTCCAATACAACATGCAACTAAAACAAATGGAAGGTTTAATTAGTAAAGAAGGTAGCCAAAAATCAGAAGATCGTAAAGATCAAAGAACAAAAATGCAAGCTACACAACAAAGTGAACTTTTAGACCAAAAACAAAACGAAAAACCACCTAAAAACTTTGAATCCGCAGGTAATGATACTTTAGGCGGGTTTAATTTAGGTGCATTCGAACCTAGATAAAATTTTTTATTAACTATTATTATATTATATTATGGCAAAAAAGAAAAAAGAAGAAGTAGTTGAAGAAACTACTCAAGAAAACGAACCTAAAGGTAAAGAAACCAAAGGGGATGTTAAAAAAGTAAAAGCAAAAATGCAAAAGAAACCACAAGTTATAGAAGAAACTATAACTAAGGTTGATTTAAGTAAGTCACCAAAAACAGAAGAAGATGCCGATCAAAAGCAAGAAGCAACAGAAGTGGCTACAGATGAACAATCTGAAACTGTACAAGAAGTGGTTGAAGAAATATCATCAGAACAAGACACCGTTCAAGATGAAGACACACCCGTTGTTGAGGAAATAACAAACGAAAAAATAAAGAAAGTAACAGAGAAAGTAGAAGAAGCTATTGAAGTTGCTCAACAAACAGGAACTCCTTTACCAGAAGGGATACAAAAAGTTGTGGATTTTATGGAAGACACTGGTGGAGACCTAGAAGATTATGTTAAACTTAATCAAGATTATAGTAAGTTAGATAATCAAGATTTATTGTTTGAATACTACAAACAAACAAAACCTCATCTAAGTATCGAAGAGATAAACTTCATTATGGAAGATCAATTCTCATATGATGAAGAGGTGGATGAGGAACGAAGTATAAAAAGAAAAAAATTAGCGTTAAAAGAGCAAGTTGCCAGCGCTAAAAAGCACCTGGATGGCTTAAAGTCCAAATACTACGATAAAATTAAAAGCGGATCGAAGCTGACACAAGAGCAACAAGAAGCTATTAATTTTTATCAGAAATCAATGGAAGAGCAAGAACGTCAAAACACGTTAACACAAGATTTCCAACAAAAAACGAATATATTTTTTGGCGACAAATTCAAAGGTTTTGAATATAATGTCGGAGAAAAGAAATTTAGAATTAACGTAAGCAATGCTAGCAAAGTAAAGGAAACTCAAAGTGACATTTGGAATTTCTGGAGAAAATTTCTCGATGGAGATTCAAACAATGTACAAGATGCAGCGGGTTACCATAAATCTATGTATACAGCGATGAATGCCGACTCTATTGCAAATCATTTTTATGAACAAGGTAGGGCTGATGCTGTTAAAGAAAGTGTAACTCAAGCCAAAAACATTAATATGGCTCCTAGACAAGAATTTGGAGATAATCTAAATCAGAGTGGTATTAAAGTTAGAGTTTTAGAAGATGGTGGTCCTGATTTCAAATTTAGAATTAAACAAAAATAATAATTTAAAAATTTAAAATTATGCCTATTACAGGAGGAGGTAGTTTAAATAGTGTACCTGCACCACAAATGCAAACACTGTCTACAAACTATCTAGATTTTACAAGTGGGGCTGGTAACGATTGGTCCCAACAATACCTGCCTGACTTAATGGAAAAAGAAGCCGAAGTATTTGGTCCTAGGACTATTTCAGGTTTCTTATCTCAAGTCGGAGCAGAAGAGGCAATGTCCTCAGATCAGGTAATCTGGTCAGAACAAGGTAGATTACATCTATCATACACAGGAAAAGTTAGTGCTGATACTGGTGGTACAATAGCTGGTGGTCAAATAACTATTCAAAGTGATATTGATAATACAGGTGGATTTACAGCTATTGATCATGGTATTAGAGTGAATGATACTCTTATCGTGGCTGATGCTACAGCAGTTACAAAATGTTTAGTTACATTAGTATCTACTGGTTCAGCTGTTATTGAAGTAGCTCCCTATGGTTATGTATCTTTAAATACCGCTGGACTTACCACTGATTCAACCGCTGATTCT